CCTCCACGGAAGAAGGTGCCTGATGAGCGCGTTCACCCAGGACTTCATCATCCAGAAGACGAACAGGAAGAAGCACAAGCCGGCCGCCATGGACGTGCCGGCACGCCTGTGGAACCCGGATGGCACCCCGTTCGCTGGCGGCTCATCAACGCCTGCGGACGGCAGTGTGACGAACGCGATGCTGGCGGGCGGCATCACGGCCGACAAGCTCGCCGCGGGCGTGATCCCGACCGTCCCGAAGGCCGCGTATGTGGCCGACCCGGCCGGCGATACGCCGACGAAGGCCGAATACGTGGCCTTGCGCGACGCTCTCGTCACGGCGGGTCTCATGCGCCCAAAAGCGTGACCACCGTCGACGGGGACATCACGCCCGTGCTCACCAGAATCGGATAAAGGAGGACCATATGGACCCGTCCGTTTCGTTCGCCACGCATTCCAACCTGGAAGACCGGTGGCACAAGCTGCTTCCGGAGGAGCGGGCGCAGGCGGACATCCTGCTCGCGGACGCGAGCGAGATCATCCGCAACCGCGTCCGCCCCTACCCCGAGACACATGACCCGGCGTGGTGGCTCGCGCATGAGCGCGGGCTCGAGCTCGTGTGCTGCCAGATGGTGCGCACGGCCATGGAGGCGCAGGTGTCCGGTGGACAGACCGGCGTCACCCAATCCACGGAGACGACCGGCCCGTTCTCCAGCACCTACTCGTGGCTGAGCCCCGACGGGTATCTGAGGTTCACGGACGACATGCTGCGCAACCTCGGATTGTCCGGCCAACGCATGTGGTCGATAGACATGGCGGAAGGATCGCATCATGGAGCGTGTTGACGTGTACCGGGGCGCGGCCGAGGTGGATGCAGATGGGAACCCGGTGCAGGGAGAGATGCGGCATGTGGCCTCGCTGATGGGTTTCGCGGAGCCGGTGGAGACTTCGCAGTCCCCGGGCGCGGACTCGCAGGGCGTGGCCCGCCGCTACACCCTGTACTTCCGTGGTCCCGAGCCCACGGGCATCCTTGATACGGATTGCCTCGTGGTGCGCGGCAAGCCGTTGATGGTTGACGGGCCGCCGCTCGAATGGTGGAGGCACGGGCGTCATATCGGCGACGTGGTCAACGCGTTCGTCAGGGAAGGATGAATCATGGCCAAGAAAGTCAGGGTCGTATTGAACCGGAAGGCTTTCGGCACGGAGGCGCTGCACAAGGCCGTCAAGCCGGTCATGGATGACGTGCAGGAGCAGGTGGAGGGCATGGCGGCGGTGGATCCGGCGATCAAGGTGTACCGCAACGAGGACACTGACCGCACCAACGTGGTCGCCACCGCTCCGGCCGCGTTCGAACAGGCCCACGGAGTGCTGAGCCAGATGCTGGGCATGGTGGTCGTATGAGCGTCATCCGGCCACCCGTCCGTCCCCGGCGCGTGGAACCCGTGCTGCTCGAACGTCTGCGCGACCGGTTCCATGACGTTGAGTTCGGCACCGTCCGCAACCGGGGCAATCCGTCCAGGGAATGCGTGCTGGTCGCCGTGCCGGGCCAGAAGGCCACCCCCGTCAGCCAGCAGGCGCGTTTGCGCATCTCCGTGTGGGTGCGCCGCGACGACGGGACCGGCGACATCGACGCCGCGCAGAACCTCGCCGCCGACATCGAACTGTACCTGACCGGCCTGTATCCGCCAAGGCCGGTCGTCACCATCGACCACGAGTCGGGGCCGATCCGCATGAGCGACGAGAACGGCTGCCTCATGGCGTACCTCACGCTCCTGCTCACCGTCGAAACCAACCAAGCATAATCATCGAAAGGCGTATGGCAAATGGCCACAGACACTTCGTACATCACCAGCGGCAACCGCGCCGACCTGGTCAAACTCATCAAGGACTACGCGCTCTTCCTGTGGAAGCTCGACGATCCAAACATCCCCGAGATGCCGGACTCCGAGAAATGGACGCCGCCGGAGGGCAAGAAGCCTGTCGGCTACAACAGCGAGGACGGCGCGGTACTGCACCCCGAGCCGGGCGACGAGACCGAGATCAAGGGCCACAACGGCGACATCGTGGTCTCCGAACAGGAGCCCGGCTACTGGACCCTGCAGATACCCGGCATCGAATGCCGTCAGGACATCGCCGAAGCCTACTTCGGCGTCAAGGCCGACACCGACGGCAACTTCCATGTCAGGGACGCGGCCACGAACATCGAATACATGGCCGTTCTCGCATGCCTCGACCAGTACGGCAACCCGATCGTGCTGCCCATCGGCAAATGCAAGGTCTCCGACCGCGACGACATGACCCTCGTATCCACGGAGGTCGTGACCTTCAACGTCACGTTCAAGATGTTCAAGGCCTCGGACGGCTACATGTTCCACGTCTATGGTCTGCTCGCGGCCGAGAAGGCCGGACTGGCCACCAAGGTCGACTCGCTGGCCGCCACCCCGAACACGCTGACCGTCGCCGCCGGCCGCACCGCGACGTTCGACGTGACCGTCTCCCCGGCGAACGCCTCCGGCTGGACCATCACCGCAACAAGCGGCGACACCGCGAAGGCCACCGTCACCGTCAACGGCAACACCGTCACCGTGACCGGCAAAAGCGCCACCGAACCCGGCAAACCCGTCACCATCACCGCCACCGCCGGCGGCAAGAACGTGACCGTGCCCGTCACCGTCACCGCCTGACCCTGACATTCTTCCCCGTCCGCACCGATGGCGGTCCCTGCGGACGGGGAACCCCACCCACCAGACCGCCGCACACACTTTTTTCAGGAGACCGCCATGAGCGCAGAAAACAAGACCATCGAAATCGAACCCGACATCAACACCGACGCCGAACAGCAGCCCGACGTATGCCTCAGCCTCAAGGGACTCGACACCGAAGTCACACTCCCCAACCTCAACTCCGCCGACCTGCCCATCGAACTGGTCAACGTCGTGCTCATCGTCAAAAGCAAGGTCGTCCTGAGCGAGGAGGAGACGTTCCACGCCACCGCCGTGTTCCTCGCCTACCTGCAGGAAATGCAGCCGACCCTGTGGAACAAGCTGCGGAAGGCCGGCAACCCGCTCGGCTGGATCAGCGCCATCGTCAAAGGCTGGGCCGAAGGATCGGGCCTTGACCCAAAATCGTTTACCTCCTCATCCTCCACCAACAGCATCACTCGGCGCTGACCGCCGACTGGCTGACCCGCTACCGGCGCGTCTGGAAGCCATGCCACCTCAACGCATGGCTCGACGCGCCAGCCGGCCGCAAACCATCCGGCAACCTCGACTACGAGAGCGCATGGGCGCTCACCCGCGAAATCCTGCGCGACCACACCTCCAACAGCTTCGCCGCGCTCGCCGGATGGTCATACACGCCCACCGGCGCGGAAATCGCGCTCTGGGACCAGATGGAACTCGAAGGCCGACTCAAACGCAAAGGCTACCGGCCATGGGCCGACCGGAGAACCGACCCGTTCCGCCGGGCGAACACGGAAACCCACGCCGATCATGAGGCGCGCATGGCCCGCCGCAAACGCCTCAACGACCACTACCACATCGAATGACCCCGACCGCCATCGGGGCCTCCCAACCACACAGGAGAAGCCCCGATGGCAGAAAGCAGCATCGGCGTCGTCTACATCGAAGTCGCCCCCAGCGGCAAGGACTTCGGCAAGAAACTCGAAGGCGACATCACCCAAGCCGCCGACAACGCCGCCAAAACCGGCGGCACCAGCATCCTCGGCAAATTCGGCGGCGCATTCGGCAAAATCGGCAAAATCGGACTCGGCACCATCGGCACCATCGCCGGAGGCATCACCGCACTCGCCGCCAAAGGCGGCTTCCAACGCGCCCTCAACATCGAAAACGCGCAAGCCAAACTCAAAGGCCTCGGCCACGACTCCAAAAGCATCGCCGAAATCATGAACAACGCGCTCGCCAGCGTCAAAGGCACCGCGTTCGGCCTGGGCGACGCGGCCACCGTGGCCGCGACCCTGAGCGCCGCCGGCATCAAATCCGGCGACCAGATGACCAACGTCCTCAAAACCGTCGCCGACACCGCACAGATATCAGGCCGCAGCCTCACCGACATCGGCACCATCTTCAGCAGCGTCGCCGCCCGAGGCAAACTGCAGGGCGACGACATGCTCCAACTCATGAGCTCCGGCGTACCCGTCCTCCAACTGCTCGCCAAACACCTCGGCAAAACCTCGGAAGAGGTCTCCGACATGGTGTCCAAAGGCCAGATCGACTTCCAAACATTCGCCGACTCCATGCAGGCCGGATTGGGCGGAGCCGCATTGGCCGCCGGCGACACCTTCCAGGGCGCGCTCGCCAACGTGAAGGCCGCGCTCGGCCGACTGGGCGAAGGCCCCGGCAAGCTCGCGCTCGAATCGTTGCGCAAGGCGTTCAACGCCGCCATCCCCGCCATCGACGCGTTGAGCGGCCAGCTCACCCCGTTCCTCGACAAGCTCAACGGCCAGCTCGCCCCCTACATCGACAAGGCGATAGGCCTGATCGAACGGTTCGCGAACGGACTGCAGGACGGCAGCATCACCATCCAGGACATCGTCGGACAAGTCGGCCAACTCGCCGGCGCGCTCGCCGTATTCGCCGGCGTCGGCGGCAACGCCGACAAGATCACCGGCGTGTTCGACACGCTCGGCAAACTCGGCGACGGCGGATTCGACAAACTCACCGCGGGCGTGAAGCAACTGCCCTGCCAGCTGCAATCAGGACTGTCCGGCCTGCAACAGCTCAAATCGTATTTCAACAAGGCCCTGCGCGACGCGCTCGCCGTGGACGGCGACCCGTTCGCGTCGGCCGTCAACCGCATCCGGCAGGGTGCGGACAAGCTCACGGGCCCGCTTAAACTGCTCGGCGCGAAGATCGCGGGCTCCGATGTGGGCCAGCCGGTCGCCGGAATGGCGGACAGGCTGGGTGTCGGATTCGGCAAGCTCACCAGCGCATTCGATTCGAACATCAAGGTGCTGGGCGTCAGGGTCGGCAACGGCTTCTCCGGTGTGTTCTCCAAGATCACGGACAGCAAGCTCGTATCCGGACTGGGTGCGATGGCGGGCAAGGTGCAATCCGCGCTGAGCCCGCTCGCATCGGGATTGGGGGACGTGTTCGGTGGCATCGGCGACATCGTGGGTCCGAAACTGCAGGCCGGATTGGGTAAGATCGGCTCCCTGTTCGGCTCGTTCTTCAGCCCCGGCAATTTCATGAAGTACATGGGCATAGCCGGCATCATCGCCGC